TTTAATACTCTCATATTGAATTAATCTATTTAATGTTTTTAAATCCGGATCTTTTAATTTTAGATCCTCCCAAACCTCTTTTACGTCCAATATTTTTAAACGGACTACTATACTTTAATTTACTTATTTTTTCTGGATTTACCAAGGAATTATCCTCTGATTCACGCCTTTTAGAATATCCTCTATTAGATTGCTGTATTTTAGCAAAAGCTATTAATGCGCCAAATGTAACTAGTCTATCTACGTTTAATCCTGGATAATATGCTAACATTTCTTTTATAAGCATGGGATCCGGTATTCTTTCAACCCCTAATGTTTGTGACATAACAGATCCATGTTCATCTGTTTCCTCATGAATGCTTTCTCTTAAAAATTCAATTGCATAAGAAATCAAATGGCTTTTAAAGAGTGTTCCTGTATTTTTCCAACCGTATTCTTGATAAACTGTTCTATTAGATCCCAGATCTTTTAAAAAAAGTATTTGTTGTTTTGGAACTAAATATCTTTGTTTTTTTCTTGCAATCATATGTTGAATGAATAATGAAATATTATTTTCAACAATAGTCCATGCATTATACCATTCAATTAATAATTCTAATCTTTCATGTGTTTTGTTAATGTCATCAAATCTCCCACACCATGCTGCAACAATTTTATCACCTTCAATAAATTGTTCTACGTCACCACCACCAATATCTCTAGTTACTTCAGTGGCATTTTTGTAAATATATATACTACATAATGAATCTGATGTAGTCGTTTTACCTTCTGATACAGGGTCAATAGAACCATAGTAAGCCCCAAAACCGGGATTATCAATTGGTCTTTCCCAAACTACAATAGATCCAGTTTTGTCTTGTTGTTTTTTATTTACTGGAAATTCACTTATTGGTAATTTATTTGTACGCTTAGCGGTAATACCTGTTTGATCTCTATCAAGTTCTATAAGCTCATAAGGATATTCTTTTTCTTCAATCTTTTTTAATTGTTTACTTAATATTCCTTGTGGAAATACAGACTCTTTTCTATAAGCAAATGCTTCTGCTATATTAAGTGGTTTTTGGGATATTCTCAATTGATATTGTTCACCGCTTAATTCATTTTTCCACTTAGCTCTTTCATTTTTAATTGCAGCAATTGCTTTATCTATTTCAGAGTTCCCATATTTATCTATATAAGGGGGCATAGACCACTGTTCAGGAATAAATAAACCTGCCATACCAATTGTACCATCAGCGTCCATAAGATTAGTTTCTACAGCGTAAATATCATTTGATGAAGGATTTAATATCATATCCTTTAATGGGTTGCATTGTTCTAAATCACCCACAGATCCTGCAGCAATAAATTGCCCTGTGGTCATCATACCGGAAGACATTGCTGGACGTAAATACTCATATGTTTGCATCATGTTTTTTGCAATCCCGGCCTCTTCATGAAAAAAATATGTACACGGTCCACCAACCCCAGTTGTAGCATTCTTTTCAAAAGAAGCTCCTTGTATCTTTGATTTAAGACCTCTTGAAGTTTTTCTATTATTTATTTTGACCTCAATCTGTTGCTGCCAAAGCAAAACCTTTTCAGGATTACTCGGTCTATACCATGCAGTATGTTCATTCAAAAATGTTTTGTATTCCTCTAAAAACTTCCAGGATCCTTTATCATTTATATAATCTTTAAGGGATGCACCAATCTTACATATAGATCCTTCTTCAAACCAATACTGATTAATAATTTTTCCCATGTGAAAATAAGAAGATGCTATCTGTCTTTTTTTAAGAATTGCAGCATGTTTATTATTTAATTCTGCAATAATTTCATATAAAGCCATATGATATTGCGCATCTCTTACTTTTGCAAATCCATATTTTTTCTCTTCTTTATCAAAAATAGGTAAAAAGTTAAGCCACATGTAATAGTCTCTAGTAAGATACCATTCCTTGTCACCACTTTTGTATATAACTCCTAATCTGCATTTGTTTTTTTGATCTTCCCAATAAGCTGTAAAGTCTTTTGATCTAAATGGTTTATTACAATAAGCCCCATTTGAATTAAATTTTTTAGCTTCATCATTAAATCTCCAAGCTGTATGATCAAAATCATACTCACCCGGTTCTTTTAAAATAGATTCTAAATATTCTTTAAAATCATTATCTGTATCAAACTTTCTAGTTGACCATTGATGATTTTCAAATATGGGTATAATTCTACTCATCTCTTATAATGGCATAAACATCCCCTGCCTGCAATAATAAATGCTCCTGACCATCATGTTTCATTGGAGTGGGCATAGCATGTTCAGCGTATTGAACTATGTCACCTATTTTTATTTCTTTAACTGAATCTCCTATCCCAACAACCTCACCTCTAAAAGTTATTTTTTGAGCCATTTCAGGAATAATAAGTCCAGATGCAGTTTTAGATGCTGCTTTTATTTCTTTGATTAATAATTTTTGTCCTACAGGAATAATTTTTTCTGCCATAATTGTTGTTTTTATAATTGGTCATAAGCTAAACCTGCGCCACCACGCACAGAGCTGTCTTGTTCTTGTCTCATATCTGTAAATGCACCTTTATATGATTGTCTAATTGACTCAAATTTTGCAGCAGCATTTACCATTGAATTTATATTTCCGTCTCTACCATGTTCAATAGCTGTAACTTCCATATATTTTGCTAATCTATCTAACATAGATTTTATACCTACATAAGCTCTGTATGTAGGAGTTTGATAAAGCTTTTCACACATTGCTTTAGCATATCTTATTGTTGGATCTTCTGTTGATTCTTCAAGTTCAATTTCTTCTATGATAATATCTTCCTTTTCATGTTCCGGTAAATTAAAAAAAGGATTTAAATCTGGATTTGGACATGTCATATAAAATAAATATTTATAAATAGATAAATTTGTGTCAGGATACTCATCCATTATTTTTTTCAAAAAAGGTAAAGCATAGCAATGTTCAGTTAATATCAAACTATTATTTTGTATGTCAAATAATTTTATTATCATATTTTATTGATTATCTTTAATCCACATTATTAAAGATGTTACTTCATCTTTTAAATATGGCAGTTCATAAATTTTTATCTCTTCTAATACTGGTTCACCATTTACATGTTCATTTATTGGATATCCATTAGAATCTTCACCAACTTGTTTAAACTTTACATGCTGAATAGTTAATTTCCCTATCTTAAGTTTTGGATTGTGCTTTTTAATAATATACGCATAAATACTTAGTTGTAAGTTATAATGATTAAGATTACAATCATCAAGGTGACTAATTGGTTTATACATTTTTTTAGTTATACCTTCCCAATTTGTAAACCCTTTTTCTTTTATTTCTTTATTAGTTTTATAATCATTGATATTAATATATCCATTAACCACTTCAACTACATCTGCTTGACCGCAAAGACCGGCAGATTTTAAATAAACCAAATGTTCAGGATAAACACCCTCTTCTAGTTTTTGATTTGGTGCAATTTTTATACCCTTTTCATCAATAATTGGTTTAATAATAGGAACTTCCACACCGTATTTACCAATTGTATCTAAACCTAACATATCAGCCTCTCTCTGATTATGATAAAAATTACCAAGCTTAATTGCTCTTTTAGTTTCATTATCCCATGCTTCTAAAATTTCTTTTGGTGTCATACCATACCATTTGGATCTTTTATTTTTAGAAGATTTTTTAGCTTGTCCATCTCTATCAAACTTAGGTTTAAATTTACCAACCAATGAAGTTACACTAACCCATTGAATATCATCATTATCATTACTTTCATAAACATGTCCTTCTTCTTTAAATATAATTGCCATAGTTATAGTGTTGTTGTAGTATACCAATAACCTTCAGTTTCAGTTACTACTTTTGTTATTTCTTCTTTATAAATATAATTAATTACCATTTTTGTTTATTTGATTAGTTATTATATCTTCTTGCTCTTCTGTTACTAGAGCATCCCAATATCCTTTCGGGCATTCAGATGATATTGATCTGACTTTAAACGCAAGACTACAACCACAATCTGAACAACATGGTTGAGTACCAGGTGCTAAACAATCATCACCTTTTGCATCAAACAATGAACATTTAATACATATCTGAAATCTATCAGTAGCAACAGCTTCAATATGTTCTTTTTTAAAAATATTGTTCTTTATGCCTTCTGTAATTTTATCAATATTTTTAAATGCATCAACATATTTTTTCCAACTATTTGCCATTTTTAAATTGTTTTTTATTTAGTATATCGCTTTCTATTTGCTTTAATGCTGATTCCATTTGCTTAAGGTTTATATTTATTTCTTGACTTTTTGCAAATCCAGCATAAGTTCTTTTAGCTAAATTTCCAAGTATGCTTTTATTCTTTTTAATTCCTTTTTCAAGTTTATTTTTTCTTAAATGAAAGGTCCCTAATCCATCAACATATATCCTTGGATAATCCAAATTAGATAATTTTTTTCTAAGCTTAGCATAATAAAAAGTTATAAATTCATCTACAACTGAATTATGAACACCAACCTCATCAGCAATACCTTCCTTAATATCTTTATGACTTTTGGGATTCATAACCTAATATTTTATAATCAAGTAAAACCAATCCCTCTATCTGTACATTTATATTTTTTTCAAGAGATATTGTTTTTTTATTATTTCCTTTTTTAACAATTAGTTTTTTTCTTTCAGCTTTTGAAATTGCATTTCTTGCAGATTGAGGACTTTTGAATATTTTATCCTCCACCAACTTTAAACAAAATTTAGTTAATTCTATATTTCTATTTTTTGACAACTCTGCTAAAAATTTTAAGTCTGAATTACTAATAAGTATGTTATTAAAAAAACAATATGTTATTATTTGATATTTTATACTTAAATCAATATCAACTTTCATTTTTAAATCAACTTTATTTACTATTGCCATATCATAAACTCATTATCATATCAACTAAATCAGGATGAGGATAACAATCTGTTTTATCCAATCTAACGTTTGTATGTGTTAATAATCCTTTAACTTTACCTAAATAAGCTTCTTTTTGAAATCCAAAACCTTTTGTTGCTCCATATTTTTGAATAAATTGTTTTAAACCTATTCTAATATCAATTTGATCTCTTTCACCAACATATTTTAACCACTTTTCTATTTCTTTAATCTGAATATCTGAATAACTATGCCAAGTGTTTTTTCCATTAAATGGCTCTGATAATACAGTTACTTGATCTTCTTGACAGATTGAGTTAACATATGTTTTATTATTATTATCTAAATATCCCATTGAACATATTTCTAATCCAACAGAATGACGGTTCATCCAACCTGATCCTGTTTTACCTAAATGCCAACCTTGTGCACCTTTTGGAAATGCTTGAACCATTACACCATCATGCTCATTATTACCATTTCTGTGATCAATACCTCCTAATACAAATTCAGTAGCTATACGACCTCGCGTGTCTCTACCCCACATATCAATACAAGCAAAAGGATTTGCATGTCCAGCTGTATGATGTAAGAATACATATTCATTATTTATAGGGCCTTCAATATACTCTCCTTTTGGTAAAAAATGTTTGTGTATTGTTTGATTAAAATTAGTTTTATAAATTTGATTTTGTAGATCCGTATCTTCATCAATTTCTTCAGGTCTTGTTAATTGTAAATTCATTAACAATGACCAGACATCGTTATCTACTATACCAGTAACAGGTAAGTCATGAGTAAGTTGAAACCTATTTACATATTTTTCAGTATTGGGACCAAAGATACCATCGGCTTTGATCCCTAACTTGTTTTGAAGTACAACTACATTAGGACCAGATGATCCTATTTTTAACATCTTCATTTTATGAAGGATTCATTGCATCTGCCATAGCAGCTTTAAACTCTTCTGCTTCCGGTGTTGATGGTTGATCACCTTCTTTTTGTGCAGCATACTGTTGTGCCATGTAC